TTGGGAGTTTTCGTGGTTGCTGACGGGCAGCTAGGTTTCGGTCACAGACCGAAGAAAGAAGACCCCAGGTACTTCTTGGTGAACCAAGGCTTCGCTGAAGTCTTCTCCTCTGCTGGTATGGGCTATTCACCCTATCGTCCGCAACAGACTTTCTCAGTGTTCATGACCACCGGAAAGAGGTCGTATGCTCTGGTTGAGCTATAGCCATAGGACGTGGCTTTGGCGTTGCTACTGTAACGCTGAACAGGACCATTCTATTTCGATAATGTATCATCACCCGTCTGCGTCGGTTTCAGGTCTTCAGCAGATTGGACCACTAGGCGTTCTCGTCTGCCAGTTAGACGGGTTCAGTGAGGATACCACCCCTCAGAGTTCCATAAAAAGAAGCCCCCGGATTTCTCCGAGGGCTTCCTGAACCACAGTGCAGTGGCGTGGCTAATTTATCATTTCGCGAGTGAGCCACTGACCGAGGTGTTCGATTAGGCGTCAGCGTCTTCCGAAGCTTCAGCCGAAGGCCATGCCTTGCGAGTGCGACCCCGCAGGGTTTGCGGAGATTCCTTGACGGTCAGAGGAGTACCATTGACGAAGTGAATGGTCGAGCCTCCCGACGAATGTTCAGCAAAGAAGTTCACGTTCAGCAGGTTAACGTCAACTTTGCTGCCATCTGTAGTGACTGCACGGAAGAAGGGGTTCTTCATTTTGGTCTTTCTTAATGAGAGATTGGAGGAAGAGATTGGATTCGAACCAATGACATAGGGATTATGAGTCCCTTGCTCTACCAGACTGAGCTACTCTTCCACTAAAAGAGCCTTGAGGTCCCCGACTTTGCTGGTCAGTTCTCTCAAGGCTCTCCGAAGGATGAGGGGTCTAACGTCCTCTGCGACTACCTTCCTAGCCGATCCGTCAGCTAAACACAGAATTCCCGGTGAGGGGTCAACAAGAATTCTGCTCTTCTGCCGAATAGTGGTGCCAGTTAGAGGAATCGAACCCCTCACCCTCTGATTACAAAACAGATGCTCTACCATCTGAGCTAAACTGGCGTTTATCTTGCGTGTCTCCGGCTGGACGGGTCGCACCAGCTGATATGCCGACCGGCTACGAACCAGCTACAGACTGGAACCGGGGGAGACAGGGTAATAATGGCGGCCACACTAGGACTCGAACCTAGAACCTACAGCTTAGAAGGCTGTTGCTCTATCCGATTGAGCTATGTGACCTAATCTGAATTTACCGCGAGACACCACCCACTTTCAAAAGCTGAAGTTGCGGTTCACCCTAAGAAAGCAGTTTGCAACGTGGTGTCTCTGGGTAATCCCAGATGGCTGTTTTGGTTCAAGGGAGCCACCCTTGCTAGGTCATCCTCAGAGTCAACCTTTGTCCTAGACCACTTTCTTAAAGAGGAAGTAGTGGGTTGGTTTCTACCTACTTGTTACCCTTCACAGTCGTTCCCAGTGAAGCCTCTTAATACCCAGATAGTTTTGAGAAGATTACCACAGCACACCCTGAGGCCCAACCTGTAGTTCCCTGTAGTTTAACTAAGTTCCGAAGAACGTCGCATCTTCCCGGATTACCGTGCCTTTAACTATCAAAAGGTGCATCTGTAGCTGGAGTGGAACCACAGGTATTCTTAATGAGGTGGAGGAGAGAGCAGTCGCTTCTCTGTCTGCACACAAGCGCCTGCTCTCTCAACTCCGGTGGTCAGGATCAACTGGAGATATCTCCTGACCTACCGCCCCGCTGCCCCCTCATGTGGCAACAGGACGATCTTCATGAACCAACCCTCACGGGTGAGTCAATATTGTTTTCGACAAACAGGTTCCGGGTCTTCAACTTCTTCTTCCCCTTCCTCCTCTTTGGGCTCGACCGAGGCGACCGGGTTCGAGGAGGAGGCCGCAGGCCGAGGACGCTGAACCAAAGGGAGCTTCGGAGAGCCTGGAAAACCATTGAACCAAATCACTGGCTTCTTCGGTTTCCAACCGCTCCATCCCTGTGTTGAACTAATCACTGTCGATTGGGTGTTACCTGCAATCTGAGCTCCCCTCAGATAGTCATGGTGCATGGCCATAACCGGGAACAGGAATTCAATAACCTTATCGACAAATCTGAGCATGAGCTCTCTCCGTGGTTGGAGAGTGATTGTTGTACTGGATTGTTTGTCCTGACAAGTACGAAGTACGCAGTCAGTTATCTGATGTAGTTATGCATCAGACACACTCCGTCCGTTTCTCTTCTCTTAGTAAATAGAGAGAGTTCCCAAGGCGTGTCGTTATGGACAAGCGCCTTAAACAGACCTAGAGACAAAAGTGCAAGCTCAAAAAAGGAGACCCTTGCAAATGTCACAGGAACATAAAAGTTTGCCCGTCGCAGGCTATCGCCCCCAAAGCGAAGAAGCTGTCACCCTCGTCAATCAGAACAAGCACCGGGAAGAGAAAATCCTCCGGGTAATCGACGCCATGGCCAACTCGCAGACCCCGGATGGTCAAAGCATCTCGGTGGATCAACGCTGGGTCTCGATTGCCCGGACCCAAATCGAACAGGGCTTCATGGCTCTGAACCGCGCGATCTTCCAACCGGCTCGTATCGAAGGTGACATCTGATGGTCGATGTCATCGACGTTCGGGCGCAGGCTCTCAACATTGCCAACGCCCAAGCCCTTCGCTGTCCCCCAGGAACAGGCATCGATCCTGAGGATGTCCTCACGCGCGCACGCGCGTATGAGACCTACCTTTTGGGGCCTGAAGCCAAAAAGATCATTGATGGTCATGACTTAACGGTTGCTGCTCGTGCAGCTCATGAAGCTATCAGGACTTTGCAAATCCAGAACAATGAGCCGAATGTCGCGTCACCTTGGGAAACTGTGGGACAAGACATCAAAGATAGCTGCTTCATTGGGATTGAACGGATTATAAAAAATCCTGAGATCACTGATGAAGAGCTTCATGATTCTTGGATCAATACGAAGACTGACCAAGGATGGAAGTACGGTCCTACTCGTAGTGAAGAAGACAAGCTTCATCCCTGTTTGGTTCCGTATAGCGAGCTTCCGCCTTTCCAAAGACTGAAAGACGCGATGTTCAGGAATGTTGTAAGGGCAGTCTTGGGAATCTAAAAATGGTGGCGGGGAGTTTAGAGGCGACCAACCCTCTGGCTCCCCGCCACAGCATGTCTGGTTTGGGAAACCCAAAAAACCAAACCGACAGCGCAATCCAGCCCTCTCACCGGCGGATGAGAAAGGTATGAGGCGCAAGTTGTTCGAATACAAATGCAATTAGATGAGGTTGCCCAATGGGCCTTAGTCAATCTGAAGTGATGAACGCCGTCCCGGCCCACCTTCGTACAGCCATCACGCCTGCCTTCGTGGACAAGCTGAATAATATGGCGGCTGATCCTCTGGTGGCTGAGGAGTTCGAAAGGAACTTCGTCAGCTATTCAAAGGTGCTGCTCGAAGGAAAATATAAGACTGAGGATTACCTCAACGCCGTCAGCTATGTGACGTACAAGCTACTGGGTCACACGAACCAAGACGCCTACAGCTTTACCTTCCCGGATCGCATCCGGGAGATGACGGCCAAGGGTTACGACAAGAAGCAGATCAGTAGCTTCGTCGCCGCCTACCACAAGGGTCAACTGGTCACGGCGATTCTACAGCAGACCATTGTTCCCGCCTTCGTGCTTCACCAGAGCAAATTCCATGAAGCCATTGGTGTGCAACATGAAATTGCTATGGACACTGGGGCTCTGAACAAGGATCGGGTGGCTGCGGCTGACAGTCTTCTGAAGCATCTGACCCCACCTCAAGCCAAGGAAGTGAACCTCAATCTAGGGGTTCAGGAATCTTCTGGCATGGCTGAACTGCGAGCAGGAATGCTCGAAATGGCAAGAAGACAAAGAGAGTTCATTGAACAAGGTGGTGATGTTAAGGTAATAGCGGAAAGTACTCTCATTGAGGGTAAGGCCGTTGAGAAACCCTAATGTCATCTCCCAAAGAGCTCATCAAAGCTGAGCTCCAAAAGAAGACACTCGATGAGTGGCTTGATGAGGTCGATTACAGCGACTTCGAGGATTATGTCCCCTCGGAGTTCGCTCTAATGTACCTGTCCTTCATCAAGTTGGTGAATGGCGAGGAAGGCGAACAGAACAAGACACCCGTCATTCACCTTATGATGTTGGACAAACTGGTGTCGGGAAACCGACGCATCGCCAACCTTTGCTTCCGTGGTGCGGCCAAGACCACTCTGTTCTTCGAATATCTTGTCCTTTTCATCGCTGTAATGGGTGGTATCCCCGGCTTCGGGGATATTACAGGCATGATCTATGTGTCTGACTCCATGGACAACGGTGTTAAGTCAGCACGTAAGAACATTGAGTACCGCTACTGGCACAGTGAATTCCTTCAACATTGGCTTCCGTCGGAAGGTGTGAAGTTCACTGACGCCTATATCCAGTTCAAATCCAAGGATGGACACCTGCTGGGTGTGAAGATGTTCGGCGCCAAGACTGGCATCCGGGGCACCAAGATTTTTGGTAAGCGTCCTGTGCTGGCTGTTCTCGATGACCTCGTGTCTGATGACGACGCCAAGTCGAGAGCTTCCATGGAAGCAATCAAGGATACGGTCTATAAAGGCATCGACTACGCTCTTGATCCCAACAAGCGTATGATTGTCTTCAACGGAACACCCTTCAATCTTGAAGACATTCTGATTGAAGCCGTTCAATCTGGTGCTTGGGATGTGAACGTCTGGCCTGTGTGCGAACGATTCCCCTGCGAGCGTGAAGAGTTCAGAGGAGCATGGCCTGATCGTTTTGGTTACGACTTCGTTCGTGATCAATATGATATGTCTGTGAAGACTGGAAAGGTTGAAGCCTTCCAACAGGAACTCATGCTTCGCATTTCGTCGGAAGAGAACCGACTTGTCCAGGATCATGAAATTCTCTGGTACAAGCGTAGCGAACTGTTGGCGAGAAGAGAGAACTATAACTTCTATATCACCACCGACTTCGCTACTTCAGATAAACAATCTGCTGATGATAGCGTCATTACCGTTTGGGCATACAATGCCACAGGTAATTGGTTTTGGGTGGATGCTATTGCTGCCAAACAGACAATGGATAAGACCATTGATGATCTATTCCGCTTCGTTCGTATCTATAAGCCTCAGTCTGTAGGCATCGAAGTTACAGGGCAGCAGGGCGGTTTCATCCCGTGGATTCAGCGGGAGATGACGCTTCGCAACACCTACTTTGTCTTGGCTTCCTCTGACACGAAGGGTGCTCCGGGCATTCGTCCGATGCAGAACAAGCTGACACGATTCAACATGGTCGTTCCTTGGTTCAAGACGCAACGCATGTGGTTCCCTGAAGACCTCAGGGTTTCTTCTGCTGCACTGGCCAAGTTCCTGACCCAAATCAGATTGGCTACGTCGAACGGTCTGAAGGGCAAAGATGACTGCATTGATACAATCTCAATGCTCGCTTTCCTCAAGCCCTATGCTCCTTCGGGCGATTACTATAAGCCACACGATGAAAGTGGTGGCGGCATCTATGGTATCGATGATGAGCAAGATGACTTCCTCACCCTCCGACGATACATCTAGGTAACGGACATGAAGATCACGCTCGCCAAAATCCTTGAGGGTCTGTCCCATGATACGCTGTCGTTCATGGCTGACAGTAACCATGCGCGTGGTTCGATTGTTGGAGATCAGATTCCCAAGGTAGTTAGTCGGATTAACGCCGTACTTCGTCGTTTGGCTGTCAAATTTACCCTCTCTGAGAAATCAGTGAAGGTAGATATTACGGCGGACCGTCAGTACTACCCCATGACTGTTGGTTCAGCATGGATCGTTGAAGACCCTGAAGAGCCTTTTACAGGGGATGTCGCTCGTATCCTTGGGATCGAGCTCTCTAATGGTCGTGTTTATAACCTCAATGACGTAGCGAAGCATGACAGTGTTCTGCTTCGTGACGGAGGCAAGGCATTCGCTATTGATGCTGGGCTACCTGAGGGGCTGGCTGTTGTAACCTATAAGGCTGCGACACCAGAATTCGACCTGACAGGTGAGAACCAGGCACAGGAAATCGAGCTTCCCGAATCTCTGCTCAATGCCCTGTATATTGGCGTTGCTGCGATTACCTACCAAGGTATCGGAGGTCCTGAAAACATTACGCTTTCTAACTCTCACTGGGCTCAGTTCGAGAGAGAAATAAAGGAAGCTCAAGTTAACAGTGCTGTTGAAGTTGAGCAGTATGAAGAACGTAATCTCCTGAAGGATCGTGGCTTCAGGTAAGTCGCTGCCTTGTGTCTGACACCGAACTAACCTACAGGCTGATGCTCCACCTCTGGATCATTTGACCACTGGGTTCTGGCCTATGCTTGTCCTTCGCTTCCCTACGATGACGCACTTTCGTGTGCGTGCTCTAGAATGGCAAATCACCGGCATCACTCTGATGGCCATGATGCTTTTGCTGTCTCCTGATTACGCGACCCTCGACAGTGAAATTTTTGTGGGAATGCGGTCGTGGGGTGATGATAATTTTTGGGCGATGGTCTTGGGAACTGTAGGGTTCCTGAGGCTATTCGCTCTCTGGAGAAATGGGGGCTGGGTGCCCTCTCCTTGGATCAGATGCATTACAGCTGCCTTCTCAGCAGCTATTTGGGGCATTGTATGCTTCAATCTGATGTCTGGCATGAAAGCCTACTTCATTCTCGCACCATTCTTCGTGATGGTATTGAGTGACATTTATTCTGTCGGGCGTGCTTCAACTGATGCTCGACTGACTCGTGATGATAGACTAAAGCAACCGGAAGCCCCGAGAGTTTTGTCTGTTACTCAGTGAGTTAGCCAGTGTCCGAGCAGTACGATGCGCTGGCCCCCCACCTTCAAACAGTCGTAGGGCTGTTGATCCTTGTTGGCTCAGGGATTTGGGCGGTCGTTAAGTTCTTCCGCCCTTTCATCGACAACATCCACAAGACGCCTACTGCTAAGCCTCTTGATGCGGTAGTGATCAGTGCTTCTCTGGCAGACACCAAGCCCATTGCTGAACTAACACACAGCATTGACAGAATGTGTGAAGCACAAGAGAAGGGGAACATCATTAACCAGATGTTGCTTGAAGCGATCACTCGACTGGTGCTTAAGCCCTGATAGAGAGAAGTCTCATGTCCCCGCCGAAGAATCCTTTCGAGGACAGGAGACCTTGGATCAAGATTGTGATCCCCCCTATTCCTCAGTTCAGCACTATTACGATTCTGGCTTTAGGTTTCCTGATTGGAAACCTGCTGTTTCTCCCAATGATTGCTTACATTGGAAGATATGTACCTGAAGCGTACATGGACAGTGTTTCAACCATTGCTGCCCTGTTTAAGGACGGGATGCTCCTGATCCTTGGTTACTACTTCAGAGACAAACAGGGGAATGGAGAACCTGCCGGTGAGTAATCCCCTGACACGTCTTGGTCTGTTTGAAGCAGTCAAACCGTTCGCTCCCGGCGGACGGTTTGCTACTGCTGATGTGCCTTTGGTAGATGCATTGGCTGATGCGTTTGGTCTTCCCAAGAACGGAGCCAATGTACCTGTAACTGAGCTAACAGATCAGGATTTTGCAGATGCAGCTGTGACTCTTGGCTGCTCTGTTGCACAGATCAGGGCTGTCTTCGAAGTAGAAGCATCAGGTTCCGGTTGGTTCACTGATGTTCGTGCTGACATCCTAGCTCTGGATGGTCCTGGAGGTTTCATCGACGGAAACCTCTGTAAAATTCTCTTCGAAGCACATCACTTCGATAGACTTACACAGGGCCGTTTCAGGGCTAAGTACCCCAACATTTCCAGCCCCAAGTGGAACCGGGCTCTTTATGTCGGTGGTCAGGCTGAGTGGTCTCGACTTCACCTTGCAATGACCCTCGACCGTTCTGCGGCGCTTAAAGCGGCATCGTGGGGTGGGCCACAGATTATGGGCTTTAATCATGAGCTTGCTGGGTTTGCTACAGTTGAGAAGTTTGTAGAGGCCATGCAGTCCGGGTCGCGGGCGCATTTGATGGCCTTCGTTAACTTCGTGAAGAACTCCGGGCTTGGTCCTGCCCTACGCCAGATCACTACTGTTCATGCTAGTGCCGTACCGTTTGCGCGGGGATACAACGGTAAGGGGTATGCCGCCAACGAGTACCACATCAAGATTGCTCGGGCGTTTGCGAAGTGGAGCAGAAAATGATTGTCGCAGCAATCCTGAATTACGTCAAAAAGCTGTCGTGGCAAAACTGGTTAATGATAGCCGCTCTTCTGGTAGTTCTGACTCTAGTTGGAACTTGCACGACCAATAAGGTCATTGATTGGTTCGGAGATAACAAACAAGTTCAGGAAAATAATAAAGATCGTGAACTCCGTGAGAATCTTTCAGTCAATCGTTTAGAAACTGAGACTAAAATCTCCAATGAAGAAAGACAACTCAATGCTGAACTTGCAAAAATCCCGGATGGGGTGCCTTCTGCTCGTCGCCTCGCTCGTGCTTGTAACGAGCTGCGGGACCGTGGATACGTCCCACTTCCCACCGAGTGCAGACCTGAAGAGAACTGAAAAGGCTCGTTTCGACCCGACATTGATTACAAGTGAAGCACATCATGATGATGTGCAGACTAGACGTGAGACCCGTGGTGATAGATACGACGGTCAGTTGGAAAGGCTCTGCCTTTTCTTTAAAGAAAAGGGTATGGACATTGATTGTAGTCCACAACCTGATCCCTTGAACCCGCGATAGACTTATCTCCGACAGGCAGTTGTACGAAAACTATGGAACAGATTGCAGCTAAGCCTCAGTCGGAGAGAGACAATAAGCTTACTGGGTGGAAGGCTGAGCCTGAACTCAAGCAGCTTAAAGGTGAGTTCCTGGCCTGTTCAGGGACTCACGATGCTCTGGTCACGAACATCGATAAGTGGTCTGCCCTCCATAAGGGCGACCTTCCTACCGATATGGCCAAGGACAAGACCCGCTCTCAGGCTCAGCCGAAGCTGGTTCGTCGTCAAGCTGAATGGAAGTATGCGGCTCTCTCCGAGCCCATGCTTAGCTCGCCTCGTCTGTTCACCATCAAGCCGACTACAGGTGAAGATCAGGAAGCAGCCAAGCAGAACGAACGTCTTCTGAACCACCAATTCTATCGCAACATGAACCGTGTTGGGTTCATCGACGGCTATGTTCGTTCGGCTGTGGATGAGGGTACGGTTGTTGTTCGTACTGGTTGGGATCGTGAAGTTAAGACGATCAAGCGTGATGCTCCGGTGTACGACTACTTCACTGCTGAGAGTGAAGAAGAAGTTCAACTGATTCAAACTGCGCTGGAAGAGCGTAAAAAAGACCCGACTACATTTACGCTTCGTGCTCCTCCTTCTCTCCAAGCTTCCGTCGCTTACTACGACGAGACGCAGCAAATGGTTATTGCCATTGCTAATGGGCAGAAGAAGGAAGTTGAAGAAGAACAAATCCTCAGAAATACACCTACAGCAGAGGTCATTGACCCTCGCAACCTGAGAATTGATCCGACCTGCGGTGGAGATATCTCCAAAGCACTGTTCATGATCTACTCTTACGAGACTACAAGAGCTCAACTGCTCAAGGATCGTAAGCGTCTCAAGTATAAGAATCTCGATAAGATCGACTGGGGCGCGCTTGGACCGCTCCAGACTGAGTATCACCACGCTCAGAGCCGTGATGCATCGTTCCAGTTCGAGGATCGGTCTCGCAAGAAGATCGTTGTTCACGAATACTGGGGCTTCTACGACATCCATAAGACAGGTCAGCTGGTTCCCATCGTAGCCTGCTGGATTGGTGACACGCTCATTCGCATGGATGAGAACCCGTTCCCGGATGGTAAGCCTCCCTTCGTCGTCGTCCCCTACATGCCGAAGAAGCGTGAGATTCACGGGGAGAGTGATGCTGCTCTGCTGGAAGATCAGCAACAGAATATCGGTGCTCTGCTCCGTGGGATGATCGATATCCTCGGTAGATCGGCTGCTGGTCAGACAGGTATTGCTTCTGGAACACTGGATGCAGTGAACCGCAGAAGATTCATGAACGGACAGAACTACGAGTTCAATCCGAACATGCCTGTGCAAAACGCCATCTATATGCACACATACCCTGAGATTTCGTCTTCAGCTGTAAATCTGATGACGATCCTCAACAATGATGCTGAGTCCATCAGTGGAACCAAAGCGTTCTCTGGTGGTATGTCAGGTGATGCCTATGGTAAGGTGGCTTCTGGCATTAGAGGAATGCTTGATGCCTCTGCTAAGCGGGAGATGGGTATTCTTCGTCGCTTGGTCATGGGTTTGATCGAGATTGCCCGCAAGATGATCGCCATGAACCAAGTGTTCCTGAGCGAGAAAGAGATCATTAGAGTCACTAACGAACCTGCTCTTCGTCTTAATCGTGAAGAAAACGAGACAGATGAAGAGTTCATCACGATCAATCGTGTTGAGTTGGCTGGTTCGTTTGACATTGAAATCGATATTGCCACGGCTGAAGTTGATGAAGCCCAGTCGCAAGACCTTGGCTTTATGCTTCAGACGCTGGGTCCAAGCACTGATTTTTCGGTGGTCAAGATCATCCTGATGGAGATCGCCAGATTGAAGCGGCTGCCTCATCTCGAAAAAGCTATTCGAGAGTTTGAGCCCCAGGTTGATCCAGTGGCTCAGAAGAAGGCTGAGCTTGAAGTTGCTCTGCTTGAAGTGGAGATCGCAGAAGCACACGCCAATGCTGCTCTGAAGAGAGCTCAAGCTGCCAAGGCTCTGGCTGATGCTGGTCAGACTGATCTGGACAAGACTGAGCAAGGAACCGGGGTTGAGCATAAGCGCAATCTCCAACTGGCTGCTGCTCAAGCAGAAGGGAACCAAACCTATGAGATCACCAAGGCGCTTACTCGTCCTATGAAGGAGAATGAGCGTCCGGGTGATGTTGAAGCGGCTATTGGTTTCAATGAGATCACTAAGGATGCAGACAAACCTGCTCCTACTGTTGACAGTGAGCTTGGCCCACAGGCACAGATGTTTCCGCCTGAACAGTCGTTCGGTGGACCTCCTGACCCAGTGATGCCTTATGCCTAATTACGACGAAGAAAGAGAGAAGCTCCGCAAACAAGTGGAGCTCTCTCAAGCTTTGAATCGATTGATGAATAATCCAGACTTCAAAAAGGTCATTCTCAAAGGCTTTTGTGAGGAAGAAGTTATTCAACTCAACAGACAAGCTCTTAGAGAGATGACTGCTGAGGCCAAATTGATTAAAAGCCAACAAGCACAGGCTGGTCCTGTGGTTGAAAACTATTTGACCCGCATCGAGAATGAGGGTGCTCAAGCAAAAGACAGCATGTCTCATCTTGATGCTCTTGCTCGTGAAGAAGAAGAAGACTGACCATGAACGTCGATCAAGTCCAGAATCTCACCGACGAAGACATCCTGAATATGCAGGTTCCTCCTGTATTTTCGGAGGAAACTCCTGCTGAAGATATTCAGGAAGAATCCCCCATTACTCCTCCTGAGGAAGAGCAACCGGCTGCTGAGGGTCTGAAGCCCGAAGGCGAAGCCGACGCAGGAGGAGCCGAAGGCGACGACAAGGAAGGCGAGAAGCCGAAGGGCGAAGACCTCGCAGACGATCAGCTTGGGGAAGCTCCTGCGGTTACTGAACCCAAGACCCCCGCTGCTTCTACTGAAGTGAAAGACGCCCCAGCCACGGATAAAGAAAAGCCCGCCGAGGCTGAGAAGCCTGCTGCGGATAAGGTTGAAGATAAGCCTGCTGTCGATTTTGCAGCTGAGTATGCCAAGCTGGTGGGCTCGCCTATCAAGGCGAATGGCAAGGAAATCGTCCTCAAGAACACTGATGAAGTGCTGCGGTTGGTTCAACAAGGAGCCAACTACAACAAGCGAATGGAAGAGCTGAAGCCTGCTCGGAAGTCTGCTGCTATTCTTGAGAGTGCTGGACTGTTGGGCAACGACGTTGCCTTGTCTCACATGATTGATCTCTACAATGGCAACCCTCAAGCCATTGCGAAGATGATCAAAGACTTGAAGATTGACATTTATTCTCTGGACTTGGACGCTGGAGATAAATATACGCCTGTAAGTCATCTTCAATCAGATGAAGCAGTCACCTTCCAAGACACGCTTAAAGAGGTTCGCACCCTCGAAGGCGGTAAAGAAGCAATGTTGCTCATCGACTCCTGGGATCAAAAATCCAAGGACATGATTTGGGGGAATAGCGCAGCTGTCCGTCAGATTTACGACTACAAGCAGACTGGTATCTACGATACCGTTGCCACTGAAGTCGAACGTCGGAAGACACTGGGTCAAATCCCCGAAGGCACTCCCTTCATTGTAGCTTTCCAAGCTGTTGGTGAAGAGATTGCTGCTCAAGCTGCTGCTGCCAATCCCAGCACTGCGGCCCTGCCTGAGACCCCTGTGGTCGCTGAGCCCGCGAAGCCAGCTACCAGAACTCCCGTGGCAAGTGGTCCCGCACCTGTGAAGCAGGAAAAGCCTGATGCCCGTGCAGCGGCTGCTGCCTCTCCTCGGGGAGGTGTGGGTGCTGCCAAACAAATTCCAGACATCTATTCGCTGAGTGACGCTGACATCGAAAAGATGTCGTCACCGCAGGGCTAAAGGAGCTCAATTATGTTGCAGTATAAGGCTCCCATTGAGGGCCAAACTTCCACCATCGACGGGGCTGGTTCCGATCAGGTCAATACCGTCTTCTGGCTCCGCAAGTCGCTGGTGACTGCCCGTAAGGCGCAGTTCTTCACTCAGCTGGCTACTGTGAAGTCGATGCCGAAGCACATGGGTAAAACCATGACGGTGTACGAGTACGTGCCGCTCCTGAGCGACAAGAACACGTTCAACCAAGGTATCGATGCGGCCGGTGTCGCCACTGTCAACGGCAACCTCTACGGTTCGTCCAAGGACATTGGTACTATCGTTGATCGTCTGCCTACTCTGACGGAAAACGGTGGTCGTGTTAACCGTGTCGGCTTCACTCGTCTGGAGCGCAAGGGTTCGCTGCAAAAGCTCGGCTTCTTCACCGAGTTTACTGCGGAATCCCTGAACTTCGATTCCGATGACATGCTGAAGGAGCACCTTTCGAGGGAACTCCTGAACGGTGCTGTCGAACTGTCGGAGTCGATGCTTCAAATCGATCTGCTCACCAACGCTGGTGTCGTTGTTTTCCCCGGTACTGCTACCGATGATAACGAAGTCACCGCTGAAGGCGCTGGTGCGGCTCTGATCACCTACGCCACTCTGACTCGTCTGGATCGTATCCTCACGGATAACCTGACGCCGAAGAGCACCACCATTATCTCGGGTTCGCGTTACACCGACACCCGTACTGTCCCGGCTGCCCGCATCCTGTATGCTGGTGCTGAGATGGTCGCCGAGATCATGGACCTGAAGAACCAGTTCGATGAACCGGCCTTCATTCCGCTGCACAAGTACGCGGATGGTGGTTCGGCTCTGCTGGGTGAAGTTGGCTCCATCGGTAACTTCCGGGTTATCGAAGTGCCGAACATGCTTCACTGGGCTGGTGCGGGTGCTGCTGTGGCCGCTAACCCCGGCTATCGCTCCACTCTGGTGGGCGCCACGGAACAATACGACGTGTTCCCGGTGATGGTTGTTGGCGACGAATCGTTCGTTACCATCGGCTTCCAAACGGATGGCAAGTCCATGAAGTTCGACATCACTACGAAGATGCCGGGCAAGGAAACTGCCGACAAGACGGACCCGTATGGTGAGACCGGGTTCTCCTCGATCAAGTGGTACTACGGTATCCTTGTCATGCGCCCTGAGCGCATCGGCGTGATCAAGGCTGTTGCTCGCACCTAAGTAGGCATGTAAGCCTGCTAAGTAGGGGGGAGGGTTCATCCCTCCCCCTTTTCTTTTGACCTTTCAGAGAAACCTTCGAGATGACTGATAACCAAGATAAGAACGAACCGACTGCTGAAGAGCTTATTGCTCGTGGTCAGGCTGCTGCTAGGCAAGCTGAACTTCAGCGTATTGCTGAAGAAGCCAATTCTTTCGAAGCCAATCTGAGAAAGCAGCTTCGTGAGAATGGTAAGGTGCTGGGCCTGAACTTTGCCCCCAACACCTCCACGGACACGATGATCAAGCAGCTGACAGAAGCCCGTGAGCAAATCCTCCAGGACCCGCCTACTGCTGCTGAGATCGCTGCTCCCCCGTCGGAACATGCGGCTCGTCAGAAGCTGCGTGATGAGAACCTCAAGCTGATCCGTATCCGTATTTCGTGTGGAAACCCGAACAAGTCAGGTCTTCCCGGTGAAATTCTGACGGTGCACAATGACATTGTGGGTACTGTTAAGAAGTATATCCCGTACAACGAGGCCGGTGATTCGTACCATGTTCCCTATATTCTGCTGAAGATGCTGAAGCGGAAGAAGTACATGCGTATTGTTGATCCGCCCAAGGGCTCTCGTGCTCTTCCGACCACCAAACTGGTGCCGGAATACAGCATTGAAGTCCTTGATCAGCTTACTCCGGCTGAACTCAAGGAACTGGCTATCGCCCAAGGTGCTGCTGCATCCGCAGACACTGAATAAGTCTATACACCGAAGGGCCTGAGCCTATGCCTTACGATCCGATTCCTACAGCTGAGACAAGCTACGACGCCCTCACGGACGATGTAGATTTTTCCCTTCCCGACGTAACCGGGATTGTAATGCCGGTATTCCCGGCAGTCGCTGACTCTGTATTTACGGTTCCTCCTGCTGTCACGATTGCTGAACTGACAGAAGGTAAGATTAATGGCTCAGGCGTCTTCGATGCTTTGATGACTTCAGTGACGGCTCACATTGATCGTGAGCGTGCTGCTGGTCGTATTACCAATAACGAATTCGCTAAAATCTACGTCGAGTTTAGCTCGGCTGCGATGAATACTGCTCTCCAGTTCCTGCTGCAAAGAGATGCTGCACACTGGGCTGCTGTTACAGCGCAGAATCAAGCTAAGCTGGTTCAAGTGGAACTTGCCAAGGCTGCTGTTGAACTTCATGAAGTTAAAGAACGACTGAAGCTGACAGCATATCAGGCTGCTGCTGCTAAGGGACAAGTTGCTCTGTCGAAGATGCAACTGGCTGTGGCTACCAGTGAATATTCCACGTCGGAGTATAATCTGGCTGAAATCCTGCCTAAACAAGCTTTGAACCTTACGGCTCAGAAATCACAGATTGATGCTCAGACACTGGCCATCACTAATACGATGAACACCCTGCTTCCTGAGCAAGTTCGTCAGGCCAAGACACAAGCAGATAATCAAGAATATCAGACGCTTAATGTTCTGCCGAAACAGGTTGAACAAATGTCTGAACAGATCAGGCTCATCACCGAGCAACTGGAAACTCAACGTGCTCAGACGATGGATACCCGCTCTGACGGCGTAACCCCGGTGACTGGCACCCTTGGTAAGCAGAAAGAGCTTCATGCTCAGCAGATCGTCTCGTATAGACGGGATGCTCAGTTGAAGGCTGCTCGTCCGTTCATTGATGCATGGATTACCATGAAGACCATTGATGAAGGCACTCTGCCTCCAATTGGCTTCAACAACGCGAACCTTGACGAGGTTCTGTCTGTCCTTAGAACTGATAACGAGCTTTCCGCTCCCGTCCCATAAAGAGACTTAAGGCTTAATTAGATGGGACTGTTCAGCTCTAGGAAGAAAATCTATGTCTCTTCAGTAGTATATAATCTGGCCGGTCC